ATGGGGAATCCCCCTCTTACTATCTTAGATAGCAAGACCCTGCATGAACGCTTTCCAGGCTTCATGCATTACCGGCGTTAACCGGTAACCGGAGTCGTCTTCGATTGTCTTGAAGACATAATCCGGACCACTGGCTCGCGGTCCGTGTCGCACGTCATGGGCGCCAAGATGGCGTTCTGACAGCGTCACAATCGGGACATAGTCCCAGAAAGGAGTAAAACGACTTCGGATTTGGTAGCAACACTCGTCGCGATCATTGCGCGTTGGTACGTCGAAGAATGAAAGCCTGCCGTGATGGCAGGGGTCTTCGACATAACCGGACGGGCCGATCGTGTGTATGCGAGAAGTGTCGACAGCTGTATACCCACCCAATATCGCGGCGCCTAGCATTACGTCTAGGACTGCCGCATGGTCACTGAGCATGTGACCTGGGTAATCGTCAGATACGACTCGATAGCGCGCAGCCTTCTTTTTCTTTGACAAGTACCGATATTTAAACCAGTATCTATTGTCAAGCTTTGGCCGCGTCATACAGAATGGTACATGCAGACCTGCATCATCTGATTCACTAATTGGGACCCGAAGGACCCGTTTAGGTAACCAGGAACGCAGCAGAAGCATGGTTCTCTGCAGTGGTATGCCGTGAAAGGCACTCCACCTACCAAGCCGATTCATCAGAGAGTAAATCTCAGATTCAGTCTCAGCGGATTTGCAATACACTCCCCGGACTTGATAGCCCTGGAAGTAATCGTGCCCGCAAGACTCGCGAAACGGTCCGACAGTGAAAGACTTCTCACTGTTAACGATATAACCGAGTTTCCCCAGCATCCTTGAAAGGAACGACGCGCTGCTAGTTAGGCAGCAGATATCATCCCCGAAGACGCCAAAGTTACGGCCGGGCATGGCTTTGATGCCATGCAAGTCGTAGACCGCCTTTATCGCGCTTACACCTATGGCCGACAAGAGGGAGAACGTGAAACCGTTCCCCATTGTACTGACCATCCGTGTGTCCACAGTCTCGCCGCCTGGAAGCGTGACCACTGGGCACCGTGACCACCAGATCGTCCGTTTAAGGAGACCGGTGTCAAGTGCTTGATCCAGCATGGACAAACCCGTGCAGTCGCTAGCTGATGTCTGATCCAAGGTGGCAAATGAGCCATCCATAGACCCGATCTTGGCTAGACGCTGATTCACCACAGGCATCTGACGAAGAATTACCCCGTCAAGTGCCAATCTTTGTGTGATGAACCAGTCGACGCCCTTCTGAATAATCATATTCAGCGAGGGCTCCGTACAGCAGGTCCTAGAAATCTCGGCGTTCTTCGCGGCAAAGAACACCCTACCTCCGTCAACTCGCTCGAATCCATATTCAGCGACACGGGCAGCTTCCGCTGCGTGCCACATTCCTGTTTCCGATAGAGCTCCGTGATATAGTCGGATAAGTTCCGGATGTGTGTACGTCAGCTTACTCAGAAAGAGCTTACCAACGAAATCAACACTATAAGCGCCAATGGCGCGTCCCGGACCGACACCCATACCCTCGCGGATACAGGCTATATCGAAAGTTGACACGTCAAAACCGTCAGCTGTCATGGCTTCGCCAGGGAACCTTGGGCCCAGCAGGGCATTCAGGTGGTGGCGGAAGTAATCCCAGAAACAACTTTCGGCTTCGTTCTCCGCATTGAAGTCGAACTTCAGAGGCAGACTATAGTTAACCGAGAGGAACTTCCTCAAGGCTCTTTCGTCTGCTTCCGACGTATCGCCGTTAGGAGCCAGCTTTTTAAGCAAGCTTTCGCGGAGGGATCTTCCAGCAACCCCACGCCTCGTGCTATCACTAGCGACAAAAGGCTCTTCAGAGCTACTGAAAGGAGTGTCAAGACAGACTGCTTCAAGAAGTCGAGCATAATCTTGCATCGATCACCTCTAGCTGGAATCGCGTTGCGGTCACGAATGTGACCAAATGATGGCCTAGGCCATCGCTCCGACACGCCGGGAGGCGTGCTACACTGACCCTGTGCGGGCCGTGTTGTAGATCTCTTGTGCCAACGCATAGGCGGCACCAAAAGTCATGGAGTGCAACGCGGCCAGTGCCGGCGCATCAGCCGTCTCCGCCCCCGCAGGGATGGCGACTTCGATGCGGATCCAGCCTGGTTTGCGAGCCTGCCCCGCGAGGGGGAGGAGGCCCTTCCGGCCGATGAGAGTGTACCGGTTGAACGGCACCTTCTTCAGCTGGCCCGTGTTCGGGTCTACCGGGTCCAGGGTGGCAATCTTGCCAGGCCTGAACATGGAGAGCGTGAACGGGTTCGACACCGTATGGATGTCAACACCGGTTTGAGTACCACCGAGCGCCGAGATGTACACCTGCTTGCCATTGCTGGCAGGCGGAGTGTCCACCAAGGACGTGTAAGTGGGCGTCGTAAGACCGGTGATAGCAGCCCCAGTGATGGGACTAGGAACAGTGAATGCCATTTGGCTTCTTTCATAAGGAGTTATTACCCGAGGCCGCGAGGCCCCAGACCTAAGGTGTGCGCAGTGTCACCCTTACCACTCAGGAACACAGCTGCTAGGTTTGCCATCTTCTTCAAATCTCCGAAAGGATTTTTGAAGTATAGCGGCGGCACGAACAGCTTGACCGGAATAGTTCGAGTAACGGACGTACGCTGAAGCGAATAGAAACCGAAACCGCCTAAGCGCATCTCGAGCCTTGACCATCCTCCAGGTGGAATTCGAAAGTCTCCACTAAAGGAAACCTTCTGGACTGTCTGGACCGTATCGGTCTTACAGATCCAAGCAACACGATCCGTCGGCGTTACCGCCGCAGAAAGGATATTGCCGACATTGAAGAAATAGTCAACAAGCCAAGACCAAGGGACGGCTTCCCAGATGCCAGGAACCCAAGCTGCAGCATTGAAGCCGCACAATTCCTGTAACCTCTGTATGGACCCAAAGGGGGCCCTGATGTCGCCTTGCAATCCACAAACGTACTGAGTTCTGTACTCGGTCCTGGTAACAATCTGCGGTTTGACCTGCAGATTAATGTTACCGCAACCTTGCCATGGCCAGTCGCTTATAGCTGTTTGGACGGACACCCCTCGTGACCTGATGCGGGCCCTCAACTTTTGGTTGAGTTCCTTCTCGTGCACGAAGCGAGCTAGTGCGTCGGCGAGATCCGCTGTATCGCTCATCAGCGGTCCCAATCCAAACGAGTACTCGAGCCATAGATCGGAGACGATATCACGCCAAGCAGGCGAATCATATCGGACAGCGCGTAAGTGCTTCTGATTAGAATGCACACGACGCCGCCATCGGTCGTGGAGGGCCATTAGCCCTCCTAGAGGTCGACCGAACTGTCTCAACACATCCATAGCCTCGGCGGCAAAAGAGGCTCCCGCCCATTGTTGCCGCTCGCTCTGAAGCTTCTTATAGAGCTTCGAGAGTGCAACACTGTCGCTCTCCACGTGACTGCCAGCCAGGTGTACAGGCTTCCCAAAGTAAACCGGGACGCCGTAGAAAACCTGAACGTGCGTGTCAAATGGCCAAACGTTCTTCTGAACCACCTGAGAGGATGATCCGTCAACACGTTTGAGTAGCTTGGTACGATCCAGGCTATATGGCGAGGATGCATTCAGGCCTTGCCTGACAAGCTCCTGCCAATTTTCAACCTTGAATCCACTACGCGTACCGGTTTCATCCGCATGGTCGACTACGATCTGTTTAGGACCGTTGTCTACATACGTGTAACCATAAAGGTCAACCGGATCCTTGTAGTTTCTGGTGTACTCGTAAAGCATACTCATCTCAAGAGTCTAACAGTGAGACCGGG